AAACTGATTACAAGACCAGTTTTTGATTCTTTTCTCGCTGGGAATATCTGTACCAGTTCTCCAGTTTCTTCGTTCAATACAACAGTTGGAAATTTAAGCGACTTTAAAAAAGTCTGCCGATCCTTCTCTTGTTCAATAATATCTGCTTTTTCTTCTTGAATTTCTTTGATGGTTGGATCATTGGTTTTGTCGTAAAACCACTTCGTACCCATCTCCCGAATCGATACCGAAGCGTTATGCTTGGAAAACGATTTACCTTCACGCTGGGCTTCATTTAAGGCTGATTCTTCAACTCCTTGCAGGATTAGGTCGATTGACTTCTGGAATGCCTTACACTTGATGAATAACTCCAGTGCGGAGTATTCGCCATCTTCAATCTGTGCGATTGTCTGGAGTGCGAAAGATTCAATCTCAGCCCCATTTGAAGGGCCAAGATTAATTAATGATGCGCTGGTCATTGAGTAGGTAGGTTTGATTTTAATTCTTTAATCTGACCTTCATTGAGGCTAAATGCTTTCTGTGCTGATTCGATTACGCTGGCATCACCAGTCTTTATACGTTCAATTAGCTTCTCGTATTGGCTTGCCGATATTAAGGGCAATGACTTCTTGGCTTGCGGTTCTGGCTGCTTAGTCTGGAAGTCTGGATCTGCTTCTGTTTCATCAATCAGAAATAATCCGTTAAGCGCATACTTTCGAGCGTATGATGATGCCGTTCCAGTTGCCTGCTCTGCGCTCATTCCTTTATGCTCGGCCAGTTCAGCATATCCAGAAACGCATATTTCTTTTTCTGCGATGGTGAGGCAGGCAGTTGATTTCATAAACCACTTACCAGCTATTACTACAACTCGATCAGTCAAGATAAGCATTGCGGAATACTTTTTAAGTATTGGCTTGGCTGCTTCGATTATGTCTTCACAACTTCGGTACTTATACTTACCGAATGAATTAAAGTTCCCTTTTGGAACTTTCAACTCGGATTGGATTTTGATTAGTGATTCCATAATTAAAAAGGAAGATCATTAAATTCTTCTTGAACTGGCACGCTTACTTTCTTGGCTGCTGGCTGAGTAGCTGCTGGTGCGCCTTGTGATGACCAGACAGTCTTACCATTGCCCAGATAAACCTTTGGTGCTTTGGCTTCACGTTCTTCCTTGGTCTGGTTGGTTACTACTGAAGCGTTATTACCGTACTGGTCTGCTTCATCATTTACGTTGATGCTGATGTTGTAATACTGTGCACCGTTCTTTCCAGCTACTATTCTGGAGGTATCAATTTTTGCAAGGTCGATACTTGCGGAAATAATCATTGCCATTTTTATTGTTGTTTAAAAGTTAAAAATTAATTATTGTCAAATTCTGCGTTCTCTTCAATGTCATCAATCCAAGACTTGATATATTCACTTTCAATAGTTGCTATATCAACTTCGTTACCATCTTCATCTGTGCATCTGGTGATTTTAATTGCCTTTACATCCCAGACTGCATTGCCTTTGTCGGTGCAGTTATAGCCCCAATATTCATAATCGCCTATACCATCATAACCAGCAAATTCCCAATCAATAATATAATTAAGGCCGTAGCCTTCATTTGATTCGTAATAGCCTTCTGTTGTTTCTGTTTCTCGTTTCATTGTGTTATTGTTTGTGATGCAAAAGTATAACTATTTATTTTAAGTGCAAAATTTATTTTCAAAATAACGCAATTATTTTTTAAAATACTTTTTATCGCTTTAAAAATCAGTCAGTTACGATTGAAATTAAATTAGCTTAAAATGCCGTAGGTTATTTCGGATGTCAGCAATATAGATTTCATTACCGATTTTAATCTTTTGAATTGACTTCCACCGGGCCTTTAATCTGGCAGGATCTATATTATACTTTTTTATGTAGTCATCAACCAGCAGATTCGCTTTTGGAGGCCTATGCGCTTTGATAGCCGAATGAATCCGAGCCAGTGCAATATTATAGTCATTCTCTGCAATCTGTGGCTTCTTACGACCCTTAATATATGCTGTCTGGTATTCCGTTATTCTTCTGCATAGTGTATATTGCTTAATGCCGTATTTTGCGCAAAAATCGGTCATTGGTAGGTAGTTCATTTCTTAGATTTAAAATGCAAATTTGTGTTTTATTATTGATAATTGCAAAAATTGGTAGGATTCAAATTTATATTCGAAGGTGCAGAACGGCCAGAACTCGGTCAATTTCCGCTATATAAAGGCACTGAAGACAATCTGCAGAAGCAGGTAGCCACTTACTTAGACTTTAGTAATGCCATCTGGTTTCACGCACCAAACGGTGGCAAAAGAAACCTGCTGGAAGCGATAAAATTTAAAAAAATGGGTGTTAAGTCTGGTGTACCGGATTGCCTAATTCTAAACCAGAGGCAAGGCTTTAAAGGTCTGGCCATCGAATTGAAAGTAGGCAAGAACCAGCCTACTCAGAACCAGATGGACTGGCTGGAAAACTTGGCTCGGCTCGGCTACCTCTGCTGGGTTTCTTGGTCATTAGATGAAGTAGTGGCCCTTATAGATTGGTATTTCGGAAAGCGTAATTCGCTGAAATTGACAGAGAAAAAATAATTTGCACAAATCGGGCTGAGTTTATTTAATTTGCAAAAAAATTAATATTATGATTAACGAGCAAAAGCAGGATGGCTATCAGATAGCTGGCGAGTTCTGGAAGGTGATCAAGAACAATCCAGAAACTAACTTCGTACAAATGGAAACACCCGGTAAGCCATCGGTCTGGATCCCAGAGAACTGGACCAGAGAATTAAACAAGACCTCAGCACTGCGCAACAAACTGGATGCAATGCGTAAGTCCAGAGATTACTATCGTACCGAAAGGGATGAACTGAATGGCAGGATTTCAGTCGAGGTAAATAAGGCCATCGAGAAGGGCCGAAGCTATGCCGATGGTCTGGAATTGATGGCAATTGAAGATCATTTGAAAATGGATGAAATGCAAAAGGATGCTGCCATCTGGAAAACACTCTGTGGGATTGCTGTTACTTTAATTATTGGCTTTTTAGGCACTATTATTTTTCTATTACAAAAATAGAGTTATATTTGAATCGTTGAACAATAGGAGTGAAGACCTACAACGAACCGAACATTGAAAAAGACATTTAAAAACCTCATTCGATTAGTATCTGGCTGCGTTCGGCAGGCTTCACCCAGAGAAAGTCGGATGAGGTTTTTTTCATTATGAAGAAATCCTTTATTATACACTTAGATTCATTAGATATACTTGATGAATTAAGTATGGATCAAGCTGGAGAATTATTTTGTGCAATGCGTGATTATAATCTAAATAAGCCAGTTCAATTAACTGGATTGATGAAGGTTATATTTATTTCATTTAAAAATCAATTTGATAGAGATTTAGAGAAATATAAAATCGCTTCTGATAAGAATAAAGAAAATGGTTCTAAAGGTGGAAGACCTGCAAAAGAAACCCAACAAAACCCAGTGGGTTATTCTGGGTTAAAAAATAACCCAAATAAAGCCGATAATGATAATGATAATGTAAGTGTTAATGATAATGAAAATGTTAATGTAATTGAAAAAGAAAATGTAAGTAAGAGTATTATTAAAACAATAGATATAGAAGAACGCAAACTATCGTTTGCTGACACTATCAAAAATTATTTGTCAGAATATGATAAAAATTTATTGTTAGACTTCTATCACTACTGGAGTGAAGAAAACCAAACTGGTAAAAAAATGAGGTATGAACTTGAAAAGACTTGGAATCTTCAAGGAAGACTCAGAACGTGGAAGAAAAACGAAAGACCTAAAGGCAGTTTTCAATCAAATAATTTTAACCAGCCAAAACCAGATAAAATGGAAGTAATGCAGAATGAATATCAAAAAGCAATGCAACAAATTTATAATCAAAACCAATGAAAGAATTACAAGTAATCAATTCAAGTCTGGAAAGGAATCCAGCTTTAGAAAAACCCGGTCGATTGAACTACGATTTATCGCAGAATAGAATTTCAGTTGAAAAAAAAATAACTGATTCAATTTTTAAAGCTGCCGTTGTTATGGGAATATCAATCAATGGAGCCAATGCAGGGATCACGGCTAATGAAGTAATCACAAAAATACTTTCAGTCTATCCAGCAGCCTTTGTAGATGATATATGCCTATCGATAAATATGGCAGCATTTGGAGAAATCAAACTGGAAAACCAGCTAAAAGTCCTATCAGCATCCAATATATTCGGCTGGTACAAAGAATTTCGTTTAAATCACTCAGAAAAATCAAAAATGCCCTACCTACCAACAAATCAAATTCCAGTAATGGCAGATGCCGACAAGCATCTTATAATGATTAATGCCTTTACGGACTTCATAAACGATCCACAGAAGCACGACACCGCTATTGAGGTATATTATACCAAACTGGAAAAGATAAACGCTTACAACGCTTCTAATGAAGAAAAGTTAAAAATGCTTTTTAAGCATCTGAAAAAATTTATTGAAGGAATGCCGATGGATATTTTACGAGATCAAGTCAAGCGGAAGCAAGCGTACCAGTTCAAGGACTATCTGGAAGCCTTGCCAGACTATAACCAGATGAATACTTCAATGTGGCGAGAAAATCCAATCTTCAAAAAAGCCGTAGAAGCGAGCAAAAAAGAACTACTGGTTAATTTCTTGCAAAAGGCCGACAAAAAGCAATTAATTGAAATTTACACGAAAAGTTTAACCGAGAAAAAATGACAAAGCCAGAAATGACCATACACGAACTGATTGAATACTATCAGCGAAAAGTGAAGCAGATTGAATACAAGATTCTAAAGGCAAAATACAACTCAACAAAAGTGAGTAGGTCTGCGGATCTCGTAGTTGCCCAATCAACTTTGTTATACCTTACAAACCGGATTTCATAATGAGATATACAGTCGAACACAAACGAGAGCATTCAATTACGGTCAATGTAACCAGACAAGAAATGGATGACTTTCTGCTGGCCATTGGCAGCAAAAAGCGCAGTTCAATACTTCGCAAGATGGTTCTGGACTACATTCAGAACGACAAGAAAACCAAGTATTTAAACTATTGTGAAAAAAATAATTGAGTTATTTTATACCTAAAATTTGCAGTTAAAGAAAAGGGTTGTATATTTGCATTATCAAACAATAACAACAAGAACAAATGACAACTTCAAATTTTCAAATCGGCCAGACAGTTTCTGTTAAAAATACAAACTATTCAATAATTGAATTAGAAGTAATTGCAGATCTTTATCCAAACTTAAAAGCAAATAATCCAAATGTTGAATTTCACGTTATACTTGAAGGCAAAAAAGGATCATTGAAAGCTGGATATATAACAACAACTGGAACCGTAATTTTATTTTAATAAATACAAGGGAGGTTAAAGCCTCCCATTTTAAACCAATTAAAAATGAATAACTATTTAGAATTTTTAGAAAAGAAAAGACATTCAATTGGAAATTTTGGATTTGATGCAAATTATATTCCAGAAATTGCCTTTGATTTTCAAAAGTCAATAATTGAAAAATCAATTCAAAAAGGAAGGATTGCTGTATTTGCTGATACTGGATTAGGTAAAACTTTAATTCAATTATCAATCGCAAAAAATATAATTAACCATACGAATAAAAAAGTATTAATACTTACTCCTTTAGCAGTCGCATTTCAATTTATTTTAGAAGCTGAAAAATTAGGTATTGATGATATTGAATATTCAAAAAATGGAGTTCATTCTAAAAAAATAGTTGTATGCAATTATGAGAGATTGCAATACTTTGATGAAAAAGATTTTATAGGAGTTATACTTGATGAAAGCAGTATTTTAAAAAACTTTGATGGAGCAATAAAAAATAAGATTACCTCATTTATTAAAAAAGTTCCTTATCGTTTTTGCTCAACTGCTACGCCAAGCCCAAACGATTATATCGAATTAGGAACAAGTAGTGAGGCTTTAGGTTATTTAGGATATACCGATATGCTTACTAAATTTTTTAAGAATAATAACGGTAATAATATAAAATCTTCTGGTAGAGCTTTGGCAACTGCTGGCAGCGATTGGTACTTAAAATCACACGCAGAAAAAGATTTTTGGAAATGGGTTTCACAATGGGCAATTTCAATAAGAAAGCCAAGTGATTTAGGATTTAGTGATCAAAAATATAAGTTGCCAAAACTTATAGAAAACCAACATCAAGTAAAAAATGAAAATCCATTAGCTATAAATGGTCAGACTTCAATATTTAATTTTCCAGCTGTAAATTTCTTTGAAATAAAAGCCGAAACAAGAAGCACACTAGAACAACGATGCCAAAAAGCTGTAAGTCTAGCAAATAAACACGATACTAGCGTTTATTGGGTTAATTTGAATGATGAGGCAAAATTAATTAGTCAATTAGATAATTGTGTAGAAGTAAAAGGCAATATGAATATTGATAAAAAAGAAGAAATATTATTGGCTTTTTCTAAAGGAGAAATAAAAAAACTAATTACAAAAACCTCTATTACAGCTTTTGGATTAAACTGGCAGCACTGTAATCATACTACATATTTTCCAACTTATTCATATGAACAATATTATCAAGCAATACGAAGGTTTTGGAGATTTGGTCAAAAAAATGATGTTTATGTTGATTTAGTTTTAAGTGATGGCCAAACTAGAATTATGGAAAGTCTTCAAGTCAAAAAAGAAAAAGCAAATGATATGTTTACGAAATTATCTGAAAATGTAAATAGTATTTACGAAATTCAAAAAAAGGAATTTACAAAAGATGTAATCAAACCAAGATTCTAACAATTAAAAACAAGAAAAATGAGCAAAGTAAAAGATCAAGTAATTACAGATAATTACGCAATATACAATAGCGATTGTATGCTAGTATTACCAACACTAGAAGACGAAAGTATTGATTTAGTTGTTTATAGTCCACCATTTGCAGGACTTTACAATTATTCATCTAGTGAGAATGATTTTAGCAATTGTGAAAGCAAAGATCAATTTTTAGAACAATATGAATTTTTAGTTCAGCAAATGGCTAGAGTTACTAAATCTGGCAGAATTAACGCAGTCCATTGCACTGATGTTCACGATAATAAATGCTATTTATGGGACTTTCCACACGAGATAATAAGAATACACGAAAAATATGGTTTTCATTATCGCAATAGAATTACAATCTGGAAAGAACCTTTGAAAGTTAGAATGAGAACAATGGTTCAAAGTCTAATGCACAAATTCATCGTAGAAGATTCTACAAAATGCTTTACCGCTATGCCCGATTATGTTTTAATTTTTACAAAAAATGGAGAAAATAAAGTACCAGTAACCCATACAAATGGATTAACAAAATACTACGGAGAAGTTCCAATTTTACCAAATATTTTAAGAGCTTGGAATAATGCGAACAATACAAAGTTAAATGAAGATCAATTATGGGATCATTTGAATACTAAATTTGAAAATCACGATGATGCAAAAACAAATAAATTGAGTCATTATATTTGGCAGAGATATGCCTCTAGTGTTTGGGATGATATTAGAATTGATAATGTATTGCCTTTTAAAGACAGTAAAGAAGATGATGATGAAAAGCACGTACACCCACTTCAATTAGATGTTATTGATAGAATAGTTGAATTATATTCTAACCCTAATGAAGTTGTTTTAACGCCATTTGCAGGAGTTGGTAGTGAGGTTTATAGTCCAGTCAGTTTAGGAAGAAAAGCAATAGGAATTGAATTAAAAGATAGCTATTTCAAGCAAATGGTTTTAAATCTAAAAGATGCGAAAAAACGCTTTAAAAACATTGCAAAAGAATTGACTTTGTTTGATAACAATTAATTACTTATAAAAGGAGAGGTAACCCTCCTATTTTAAATTATATCAAAATGCCTAAAATAATTTACGATCAATTCGAAAAAAAAGACTGTACTCTGGCCTTTGTGCTAACCAGAGATCAAATGGACCGATTCATTGAATTGAAGCCAAAAAACCAGAAACAAAGCGACTTATTGCGGTCCATATTATTCGACTGGATCAACCGCAGAGAAGAACAACTGGCACTTGCTAGAGATCTTTCAATCGCATCAATTTAAGCCCTTAATTGGGCTTTTTTTTTGTGGTTACAATTTTTGGCTACATTTGTGAAAACCCTTACTGAAATGCCGTTAAAAAAAGGAACTAGCAAAGCCACGATATCAAAGAATATCTCGGCTGAAATGAAAAAAGGATACCCACAGAAGCAAGCCGTAGCGATGGCTCTGGCATCTGCTGGTAAAACAAAGAAAGTGACCAAAAAGAAAAAAATGTAATCCAAATGGCCGAAAAGAAATTCAAAAAAACAGTCAATGGTAAAACTGTTGAATTTGGCGCAAAAGGTTATTCAATCGCACCCGGAACGAAGAAAGGCGATAGCTACTGCGCACGGTCATCTGGAATAAAAAAGTGTGCCAAGCCTCCCTGCGCTAATGATCTAAGCCGTCAAGCGTGGGGATGCGTTGGTAAAAAGTCTGTAAAGTCAAAAGCAGTTAAATTTAAACGTACATAATATGCCAGCACCAGAAGGCAATAATCATAATGGCTACACTTTAGATGAGTTGAAATTACTTCTTCCAAAGTATGCTGCACACCTTGCAGAAGGGTATTCTAAGCAATGTTTTCCAGATTGCGATTTTAGAACAATGGAATCAGCACTAGAAAAACATCCAATAGAATTGTCTTCCGAAAAAAAGGAGATTGAAAAAGCAATTAGAAATGGTCGAATGGGATGGGAGCAAATTGGTAAGACAATAGCTAACGGTAAGATTCAAGGAAATGCCGTTTCTTGGATTTTTAATATGAAAAATCGCTATAAAGATGAATGGAAGGATCGGCAAGAAACTGAATCGACTCATCATTTTAATGAGGTTATAATGCCGAAGCCTCCTAGTGAGGCAACCGATGAAAGTTGATTTAAGTAATCCTAACCTTTGGCAGAATAAATATCTGCAAGCCGTACATAGTCCAAGAACGTATAACGTACTATGGGGAGGCGCAGGATCCGGGAAGAGCCAGACAATGATTCAGCTATTTTTGGCTGAAATCTGCAACCACAAAGCCAACCAGAATCAGACCTACTTTGTAATTCGTAAGGTAGCTGCAACGCTAAGAAACTCCGTATTTGCTGACTTTAAAAATAAGGTTTCTGACTGGGGTATTGATGGAATGCTGCGAGTCCGACCCGGCTACCTTGAAATCGTATCTGGAACAAACAAGATTGTTTTTCTCGGCTGCGATGACCCAGAAAAACTCAAATCGTTAAGTCAAGCAAAGTATATTTGGATTGAAGAAGCCACCGAGTTGAGCCTCGATGACTTCACCCAGATTACTCTGCGACTGCGAGGTAAGTCTACTAGTCCAAAGCGGTTCTTCTTAACCTTTAACCCAGTCAGCGATAGCCATTGGATTAAGAAACGATTCTTTGACGATGTACCAGAGGCCGAGAAAAGTTCGGTGCTGACCTTACACGGTACTTATCTGGATGCGCTGCCGTTTCTTGATGAACAGTATCCGGTACGAATGGAAGCCTTAAAGCAAGTGAACCAGACTTACTACGAGGTTTATGCCCTTGGCCATTGGGGTGTATGGGATCGGGAATCGTTATTCTTGACCTCATTTGATTACAACCTGCACACTGTTAATGGAACGATTAAAGCCTTGCCATCGCTGCCGTTGTATCTAGCGTTTGACTTTAACGTAACAAATACCTGCATCGTTTGCCAGTACCAGAAGAATAGCGAGGAATCACAATACTACGCTACCATCAACGTAATCAAGGTATATCGCATTGGCGACCTAGCATCACTCTGCCAAACCTTACGAGCCGAATATCCAAATATGACCTATGTCATAAATGGAGATGCCTCTGGTGGAAATCGTAACGCATTCACGCAGGACAATCTCACGGCCTACCAGTTAATCGTGAACTACCTAGGCATAAATCCAATGCAGATTCAAGTTCCAAGGGCTAACCCTAGCCATATTGCGAGCCGACTGGTCAGCATTCTAGTATTCCAGAAGGCCAAGATTCAAATCAGCCAAATAAGCTGTGAAATGCTGATTACGGACCTCAAAGAAGCCAAGGTAGACCGCAAGGGTAGTATAGATCCTTGGAAGAATAAAAATCCAGATAAATCTCACGCACTAGATGCGTTTCGTTACTTTATTTTTTCTAATTTTGCAGAAATCAGTGGGAACTTTAATCTAGAAAAATTCAATGGAAATATGCTGCGAGAATAATTATTCAGTCTGCGAACCTCTGGCAGCTTGTGCCGAGTTCTTCTACGTTAAAGTGCCAATCGGCTGGGCAGATCCTACCATCAAGGTAAGGATTCGCAAGGCCAACAGAGTGCGAGTAGTTAGCGCATTGACAATCGTAGACGGCTGGATTGCTATACCATTGACCAACTACCCACCCAGTTTTTTTAACGCTTACGCTGGCACGTTTCAGCTTCAGTTCTTCAATGCAGACCAGCCAGAATATGCGGTTGAGTTTATCGCTATGGATGGCCAGACTTATACTTCGATTTTATTTGTATTCGCTGCAACAATTACCGAAGAAACGGCTACCTTTCTGAACGTATTTAATTCAACTATTCCAGTTATTTAAAATGAAAAATTATGATGCAAATTGTGGAGGTAAGCGCAGGGGTTGCTGCATTATTACTGATGACGCTGGTAGCGATTTCAACGGCTTCACTTTCCTTGTTCATCGATTATCTGATGGAACACCATCCGCTTGGGCAGTGGTATCTAACACAAATCCAAAAGCTACCAGAAAACATCGCAAAGCCATTAGGTGAGTGTGTGTATTGCTCTGGCGCTTGGCAATATCTTTTTCTGTCTTACTTTTATTTTAATCAAGAAATTATAATATGTTTAGTTGGCCTTGGAATAAATCACGTAGCATTGACGCTATTAGTGAGCCTACGAAATCACTTCCAGAACTGGGAGTAGATATTGATATTGATACGCTCGACCCTAGCAAAATCCGATACAACGGCAATGCGCCAAAGGATAGGTATGACCAGATAGAATATGCCTTCACTTCTGGCGGTGTCAATTACTTCAAGTTTTCGGCTGAAGTTAATATACCATTCCAGAGGGCTATGGCTGCGAGGGATATACTAACAGAAGAACTGTGGCAGATAAGCCCTAACACGCTGCGAGGCTGGAATGAATCGCTGATTGGTGTAATTGTTAGCGACAAAATCAAGCCAGAAAAGAAGCTGTATGAGATTGGCATCTTGGCCCATCGGTTAAAGGAACAGATGGAACTATCTTACTCGCTAGTTCGCCAGTTGAAGTTGGCATCGGTATTGTACTTTGACGAGCAGGAAAACCCATTAGATTACCAGCATCCATACAACCAAGCCAAGATAAAGACTTGGTTGCAGAATAACGATATAGATGGTTTTTTTTTGAATCTGCCGGATTACGGATTTATGCCCTCAACCACCGAATTGAACAAGAATTTTCAGACCTATTTGGCGGCCGAAAGCAAAAATCAAATCAACCTACTGAATCATATTATTTCCAATTTGCCCTCCAGCGATTTAAACGAAGATTTGAAGAAATCTATGTTGTCGCAGATAGCAGAGTTGAACGAGTTAAATACCTTTTAGAACTGCCAGTATATGAATACTATTTGAATTATACCTACTGGCTCAAAGAGATGAAAAGAAAGAAAGAGTTGAAGTGATTACAATTGGTTTACTAATAAAAGACCCTCTGATATTCGGAGGGTTTTTTTTGTAAGTTTGTAAAAACTCAATCGACTATGGCCGTTTCAGATATTAAGATTAAATACACCATCGACACCAGCGATCTTAGCAAGGCGCAGCAGGGGTTCGATAATCTGACCAAAGAAGAGCAGGATGCACTCGCTGCTCTGAAAAAATTTAATAATGAACTCGATCAGACTGGAACCAAAGCTGATAATGCTACCGAAAAGGCTGGTAAAGGATTCAGCGATATGGAAAAAATGGCTAATAAAGTCGGTGGTGCTATTGCTGGTTATTTTGCCGTAGATAAGTTAATGTCATTTGGTAAGGCAGTTCTGGAAATCACTGGCAAGTTTCAAACCTTTAGCGCAGTCCTTACAAATTCGCTTGGTTCTTCAAGTGCTGCCAATGCTGCGATGACAATGATAAAGGACTTTGCAGCCAAAACTCCATTCTCGGTTGAGCAACTTACCAACTCATTCGTAAAGCTGGCCAATGCTGGATTTAAACCAACGGCTGACCAGATGCGCAAACTAGGCGATCTTGCATCTTCGACTGGTAAGTCTTTTGACCAACTAGCTGAAGCTATCATTGATGCCCAGACTGGAGAATTTGAAAGATTAAAAGAATTTGGCATCCGAGCGCAAAAAGCTGGAGATAATGTCAAGTTCACTTTTAAGGGAGTCGAAACCCAAACCAAGATGACCAGCGCAGCTATCCAGCAGTATGTACTATCGCTTGGAGATGCCATTGGTGTAAGTGGTTCAATGGATGCAATCAGCAAGACCCTAGATGGTCAGATTTCAAATCTTGGAGATGCGTGGGATAATTTCCTTCTCACAATTGGCAATAGACTTGGGCCAGTGTTTTCCAAAGTAATTGGAATGACCTCTGAATTTCTTGCAACCATTAACGATTTATTTAAGACCGAAGAACAAAAGGCAACCGAGTTTTCTGGAACTCAAATGAATGTCTATTCCAAGAAAATGAAAGGCTTATCTGATGAAGCCGTTGGGTATGTAGCAGCTAATGCAGTCAATAGATTAAAGATTGAAGAGGATAACGTAAAGAAATTACAAGTATTGGCTAATGAAGAAATCGCAGCACGGCAAGCAGTTATGGCCGAAAATAGAATTGCAATGGATATTGGTAAAGGTCAAACTGAAATAAAATTAGATGAAGCAAAAAAAATAGTTTTATCATTAAAGGCTCAGATTGATGCATCCAATGAAGAAATTAAATCCAGAGCCTTAGCAGCAAAAGCAGCATCGGCAGCCTCAGAAGAAAATATGAAGGCATTAACTAAGCAATACGAAGCCAAGGTGAAGCAATTTGAAATCGATGAAAAGATTGCCAAACTTCAACTTGAAACTTCACTGCTCGGTCAAAAAGGCGCAGTAGTTGAAGAACAAAAACTTGCATTTGCAAACCGATACGGAAAAGAACGAGCCAGAATCGATGCAATGTATTCTGATATGGGAGTTATAAAGGCAAAGGAAAATTTAGGCATCCAAGTGGCCGAGAATACCAAGACAAACAAAGAACTTGAAATGGCTAATGCCTCGATGACATTGTCTACTTATAAAAATTCAAAGGAATTTGCAGAAGCAGCAGAAAAAGAAAAAACCGCATCAGCAAAAGCAGGGATTGATGCAAGGAATAATTTAAAAATGGTCGAGGTTGAATCAACTAAAGCCAGTGAGCAAGATATGCTCAATGAAATTAAACGAATCCAAGATGAAAAAATTGCAGTCATCCTTGCAGGTGTTGAACTTGCAGCGCAGGCCTACCAAGGATTTACCGATTTATACACCGCTAATCTTGACCAAGAAATGGCTGCTGCTAACGCTCGATTTGATGAAGAAAAGCGACTTGCTGGCGATAATGTTCAAAAGCTAACCGAGATTGACGAGAAGCGAGCAGCAAAGGAAAAGGAAATACGAATCGCTAAGTTTAAGGCAGAACAAGCCGCAGCCGTAGCGCAGGTAGTGTTCAGAACTGCGCCAATCATTGCAGAGTATATTGCGACTGGTGTCCTTGCACCACTTGCAGCAATGGCCCTTGCAAGTGCAGCCGTACAGACTGCATTCATCTTGGCTCAACCAGTTCCAGAATACGCAGAAGGAACCAAAGGCAAAGCCCACAAAGGAGGCAAGGCCATTGTAGGAGAGCGAGGCACAGAGCGAGTAGTTACCGAATCTGGCAAGGTATATTATACACCACCGACCGCAACATTACTCGACCTACCTGCTGGCTCGCAGGTAATCCCGAACCATCTATTAGGTAAAGAGGAACTGTTTATGGCATCCAGTTATGCCAGAGGAGGCGCAAAGAACGGTGGTTCATCTGTATCTGGCCAACTCAGCGAGATAGGCACAATTTTGAAAGGGCTGCCGATTCATCAGATCCAGATGGATGAGCAGGGATTCCAGAAATTTATCCGAACCGAAAAGCGAACAACCAAAATACTCAATAATAGATTCCCTTCACATAGATAGAGTTTGATTTTTTTTCTTGGTTTAAAATGTAAAAGACCCTCAGATTTTTTGAGGGTTTTTTTTGTAATATTGCATCTATGGCAGGTTGGAAATTCTACTTAAATGCAACTGAGGTTGAAGAACCTATTGGCTGGGATGGTGTTGAGTTCACCGCAAAACGGATGGAATCGCACGGAATGGATCAGCCATTCAGCACTGAATTAACATTCTACGAATTAGGCGCAAGGCTCATAAAGGCCGTATATGATGCGGAATTTATTAATGGCAACATAACGCTACTAATCGAATCCGATGTCATTACGAATGGCGTAGCGTGGTCATATCTTGGCTATATTGATCTATCAATGTATTCGGAAAAGAATGTATGCGATACAGACAGCTGGGAGATTACAGTCGGCATTCTTGAAGACAATTTCCGAGAGAAATTCAAGGCTCGGATGGATGTCGAAGTTGATTTGCTAACGATGAAAGACCTTGACCAAAATACGATTCCTGCGGTAACGCTTCACGAAACTCGGTTGCATTGTCAAGAATTATTTTTGCAGGGAGATGCATCTCAATATGATGATAAAACTTTAAATTTTGGTATTCCTTTTGAGCCAATATTTCCAGTATATTTCAGAAACTCAGATTTTAATGGACTTTTTGGAAATACATTTGATCCAATTGGCAGTTATTTTACACCAACAAACGTAATATTTCAGAACAATGCAGATTCTACAAGGACTTTAAGTTTTTCTGGTCGATCTGTATTTTCAATGACCAACAACCATCCAGTAAATTCATATGGTGGGGTTGTTTTCATCAGTCTTCTTAATGCTGGTGGTACATTGGATACTACCTATACATTGTTTACAATACCATTAATTCCGCACAATCAAACCAGAAATTATGATTTCACTTGGTCGCAGGATATAACAATACCAGTTGGCTATCGGATATCATATGGTGTATCGATGGAAGCCAATATCAGCGGATATACGATGACATTCTTTAAGGAAAATACTTTAAGAATAACAGAATTAAATTCAACTGCTTATGCATCAACTGCAAAAGGGTTACTAATTAAAGATTATCTTCAAAGAATAGTCTATATTTTAACTGGTCAATCTAATTCAATAATTTCAGATTATTTTGAGCCAAATTCTGGATGTGAATGGGCTAATTTATTAACAACTGGTCTTTACATTCGAAATGGTCAATTAATTGACCAATCAAATCCATCCATAAAAACCAGCTTTAAAAAGACATTTGAAGATTTAAGTAAAATATTCTGTCTTGGCTGGCAATATGAACAACAGCCAGACCTTAGTTGGAAAATTCGCATTGAACCAGTTGATTATTTCTACCAGATGAACCTAATGGCTTCATTTGAGAATGCAGGAGATATAAGACAATATGCACTAACGGATGACTTAGTTAATAATATTATTGTCGGCTATTCTGATATATGGAAAAATATTGCCGTTTCTGGAATATTTGAAATCCATACTGAGCGAAATTACTTTGTCAAGAATAAGGCAATGAGCAGAGGCAGCACATCAAAATTGGACTTACGGTCTGATATTATTGCCTCTGGTTATGCCATTGAATTTAGTAGGCGATTGCAGTTTTTGGTTGATGATTCTGGATCTTCTGACCGACCAAATGATTACGAAACATTTATAATTGCGCTAAATTCTGGTGAGATTACCTTTGATGTTACCAATTCTGGATATCAGTTACCAGATGAAACTGGCGAAATAACATTCGCTCCTGCATCAGTTAGCTATGGGAGTAACTTTATAGCTGTCAGTAATGGCCCAATTGGCAGAATTTACAATATCCCATTAACACCAATGCGGAACGCTATCCGATGGTGGAAAATGCTTGGTATGCACACTTACGGTCTTGCAGCTACCGATGCAAAGTTATTTTTTCAAGTAGGCGAATATTTTACTACTTATTCCAGTGAGATTATATCCAGTTGTCTTGAAGAAATACAAGGCGAAGTATTAGCAGAAAATATGGACATTTCAAAAGATGTTCTTCAACCAGCTTTTCAAGATTATATATTTAAGCCAATCGGATTAGAATTTGAATACCCACAAGATTTATGCGGATTCATCACGATGGGCGATCCCGGCAATGGCTGCGTTTCCGTTACATCTGGAAGTTTTAACGGATTAGGTTTCATTCAATCTTCATCCAATAAACCAGAAGATAATTCTGGGGGTACAACTAAGTTTACATTAATTTTGGCAAACAAAACTCTACCAACTGGCCGACCGTATTCCGATGGTTATTCAGATGGATTCGAATAAATAACTATGGCAAATATCAATAAATCGGCCCTTGCTTCGGCTTCCAGTTCCACGTTTACAGATAACACATCTGGACTTATTACGCCAGCATTGCATCGTACTTACAACACCAACACGATTGATTCATTCTTGACTTCTAAGGATGCCAGCAGTCTGGAGGCGGTTATGCTGGAAAATAGATCCAGTTCTAAGCCTTCTGCTAATACAGTTACCTTATCAACTGCCGATGGCAATCTGGTTCACATAACTGGAAGCGTAACAATTCTTGGATTTGATACTGTGCAAGCTGGTGCGAGGTTTGTGCTTGTTTTTGATGATTCTTTAACGCTAACTCACAATGCTATAAGTCTAATCTTGCCAACGGCTGCCAATATTGTAACGGCTATCAATGATACGGCATTTATGGTTTCAGAGGGCAGTGGTAACTGGCGATGTGTGGCATATCAGCGTGCTGATGGAACTGCGTTAGTTGGTGGTGGTAGTGGAAGTGGAACAGTAACCTCTGTTGCATTAACTATGCCATCAGCATTTAATGTTGCAAACAGTCCTATTACAACCAGTGGTTCATTAGATGTAACGGCAATTGGAACGGCATCGCAGTACATTCGAGGAGATGGTGTATTAGCTACATTCCCTGCATCAAGTGGTGGCGGTTCAAGTGTTAGTTATTATCTCAATGGGTCTGTATCGCAAGGTACATTTGGTGGAATTGCTTTTAAAGAAATGAGCAAAACGCCAATCTTGGGAGTAGGTACTGATTTTTCCATAAATGCTGATGGTTATATTGAATCATTCATAACTGATGCAGGCGATCCAAATCAATTATTAATTCCAGCAGGTAATTGGAATTTTGAAACCTATTTTTCGGCATCTTCAAGCGGTGGAAGCCCATCATTCTACGTGGAATTGTATAAGTGGAATGGAACAACACTTTCTTTGATTGCATCTAATTCTGGAAATCCGCAGCCAATAACTCAAGGGACAACAACAGAATTATATGTTAGCGCACTGGCAGTTCCCGAAACTATATTAACCATAACCGACCGATTAGCTGTCAGAATATATGTTGCAAATAGCGGAAGGACAATTACTCTACACACCGAGAATAGCAACCTATCGCAAATTATAACTACATTTTCAACTGGTTTAACGGCACTTAATGGACTAACGGAACAAGTACAATATTTCCAGACTGGCGCAGATCAAGCATCTGGAGATTGGTTTATTGATTCCGTAGGAAATACACATACATTCAATATCCCATCGGCAGATATTATCACAAGGGGGTTATTAACCGCAGCAGATTGGGTTACATTTGATGGCAAGTATGATAATCCAACTGGAACAACATCACAATATATTAGAGGCGATGGAACATTTGCTGCCCTACCAACTGTAATACAAGCAGCTGCATCGGATGAAGTAACGGCATTGACAACTGGAACTGCAAAGGTTACATTCAGAATGCCATATGCAATGACATTGACAGAAGTAAGAGCATCGCTAACAACTGCGCAATCTGCTGGCAGTTTATTAACTGTTGATATAAACGAAAGCGGAACATCGGTTTTATCTACGAAATTAACTTTTAATAATACTCAAAAAACTACAACAACTGCAACTACTCAACCAGTTATATCAGATTCTTTATTGCTTAATGATGCGGAAATTACGGTTGATATTGACCAAGTAGGTACATCTGGTGCGACTGGATTAAAGGTAACCTTAATCGGAACAAGGGTATGATAATCAACCCATACGCATTTGGAATTGTTTACGATACCGATGCGCAAGCATTTATAACGGCAGCTGCAATAACCGATTTAACGCAGAGAACTGCGATTAATAACTTAGTAATCGGATTGAAGTCTGCATCGCTATGGACTAAGATCAACGCTATTTATCCAATGGTGGGGGGAACTGCAACAAGCCACGTTTATAACCTCAAAAATCCTTTGAATACTGATGCTGCATTTAGGTTATTCTTTTCTGGCGGTTGGGTTCATTCAACTAATGGAGCGCAACCAAATGGAGCAAATACATTTGCAAGAACATTTTTAACACCATCAATTACTGGTGCAATAACAAGGTTTTCATTTGGTATTTATTCCAGAACCGCAAACACTACACCAACGCAAGTGTATGGAAGTTATAACAATAGCACGGTATTATTTGCGCAAAATAACCTTTCGGCAGCAAATTTTATAGTCGGTTCAAGTGCATCATTATTATCATACACAGCAGCACCATCAACCAGATTCATAATGGCAAGGCGAGATGCTGCTAATTTGGTGCAAGGTTACAGAGATGGAACAAGTCTTGGAACTAATACTACAACCATTACAGCCCTTCCAAATGTTGAATTTTATTTTGGTGCAAGAAATGCAGATGGTGTAGCTGGTTTATGGACTAACCATCAAATTGCATTTGCATTTATAGCTGGTGCAGCTGCGCTAACCAATACAGATGCAGGAACATTAACAACTTTAGTAAATAACTTTCAATCAACTTTAGGTCGTAACGTATAATGATACAAGTCTATTTATTAACACCAGAAGAAGCTACTTCATTGCAAGGTGTAGCATTTATTCCAGACTGTTATTTCAACCCGATTCAAGACATCAATGATAATTGGATAATTTCACAAGAAGAAGTTGATCAATGCTCGATTGGATGGGTGAAAGAATTACCTTTGATTGATTACATTCCAAAGCCAGATATAGAATTCTAATGACTACAAATCCATTTTACAGATTCGAAAATTCCGCTTGGAATACCGCATTTGAGCCAGCATTTACTCCTACTGTTGATGCATTGTATAATTTCAATGCTGATATATCAACTGGATTTGCAGTCGGTGCATCATTGTCTTTCGGCCTGCAATTAATTAGAAGTATAATAATTGAAAGGAATGCAGCACCTTATCATTTCAACTTTATTTTAGTTGCACCAAGTCCATTGCCACCAGTTGGATCTGGAACGCAAAACTGGGCCTATTACATAACCGACAAGCAACTATATTCACTGCATCCAACGCAGATATTCCAGATTGATATAACCACCGTAAATGGAGTTATTACGGCCACAACAGTAACAGACAACCCAAATATTAGCTATCCATCTGATTACTCGCTGCCATTATTTACAACCGAAATAGCAGCATATAGGGCTTTAGAAATTGCGAATCAAAATGGTGCTGCCTTTTTTCCGCCAGAATATAAGTACGATTCAACAACTGGCATTGCGACATCAAGTGTGGCCAGATTGCAAGATTGCAAGTTCAATGAAGCGACTGGATTTGGTGAACGATATCCGTTAATTACAGTTCCGGTATCTCCTTATTGGAGTCTGTCTGTTCCTGCAATGTCAGCGGATGAAAAGTATATGCTGTTGATAATTAATAGAATTTTTGATTATGCACTAGATCCGAGCAAAACAGCATCAGATATACAAAATTATATTCTTTACTTGATTCTACCAGATGGATGGGGAGTTTTAGGAAATTTTGATTTGACTACTTACCCTAGAGTTCAATATACATTTTTCAACAATACCAATAAACAATCATTAGCCATAATTGGAAGATTTGATGTTGAATGGAAATGGCAAAGATTTTTTAACAGATGGACAAGTAATACAATAAGTATTTTGGCAGTAATGGAGATTACTTCTCCGACAACACAATTGCCATATGCACCAATTTTTGGAAAAGGTTATTCAACTGATCCCGAAAATTTATGGTATGACTTCGATCAGATTTGCTTTCTCGATGCCTGCGCTATCCCAGTTGAATATTATCCGATGCCAGCCAAGACAGCTGACCATTTTCAGTTCAATGTGATTCCATCAATCAGTAATACAACTGGAATTTCAGAAGCAAAAATCGGGTTATTTGATTGCAATGAGAATTTCATTCAAGAAATTGGAACTCAAAATTTAATTACAAATTATTGTTGTAATTATCCAATAATTTTTGAAGGATTAGATTTATATATTGCAGGATATATTAATGGAATAAGTTCATATGTAACAAGTTTTCCTTATGAATATGACTATGGTATTTTTATTTACGATGGCCCAGACCATCTTACTGATACTTTAATTCTAAGCAAAACTGGCCCACTAGAAATAGATTATGGAACATATTACGAATGGTTTAACGCATTGCAAAATATTGTTAATGATGTAAATAATACTTTATTGATAGAAAATTATGATACTGAAACTGGTCAAGCTAAAATTACATATACTTCGAATGATTTAGAGTGTATTTTAGATCCTCACGTTTTTTTATTAATGAAAAATAATAATACACAAGAAATTGTCAATATATTTTTAGAAATACCATATAAATCTGGTGGTTTAGAAGTAACTATATCAACCCAATTCCAAGCATCAACAGACATTCCATCAGTTCCAACTGGTGAATACAAATTTGGGCTATACAATCAATCAGAGTCAGCCTTAGAAATCTATTCCACATCTAACCCGATTCGCATTGATAATTCGGATTGCTTTTCGACAATTATAGAGTTCTACGGGAACCCAAGTTCAATAGCGCAGGGCTTTGAATATTACGATAATTGGAGGCAGCGAATCCGAGTAGGTCTTAATGGTGGCGGTGCAAAGCCAAAGATTATTGAGGCCACTTATCGGCAGTCAAATGGAGTTTTCAAAAGACCGCAGAATAAACAAGATTTAACATTAGATTTGCATACAGATTTTTTTGATGAACCAACTCAATTTGCGATGACCGATGCCACCCGACATCCGTATTTTGTTTGGAACGGAAAAAATGTATTTGTTGAAGGAGATATTGAGGTTGCCACCATTCAAGATTTCACAACACAGAGCAGTTTTGAGGATTTGGCTCAAATGAAATTCTCGGTACTTGTTCAAGGCTTTCAGCCGACTAATAACAGTTGCATAAATTGTTAATAAAAAAAATACTATGTCTACTTACTCATTGACTTGCCCAGATATTGGGTGCTATACAAACTTCCAGTGCGATCCAGAGTTTCAAAATAAGATTGTTGCAGTTGCCTACGTTAAGAAGTCTGCACCAGCCTTAGATAAAACCACCGCAGCAGCTTGGAAGGAATCATTATTGGAGGCTTATCTCGCTGATAATGCTTTCATCGTTTTTAACACTTCTGGCGAGAAGCCAAAGCCAGATACTGCTACAACTACTGGCCGAGGTATGCAGAATACTAAAGCCCTTGCCAAGACCCATACTGTCAATTATGTTGATATGCAGGGTGTGGTTCAAAGTAATGTTCAGTTCTACAACGATATACTTTCTACCTCTCAGAATTACGATTTCTATTTCTTTACTCCATCTCGAATATGGGATGCCTCTGGTGCGTATGTTACCGTGATTGGCGATCCAGTTATTTCTGCTGATTTGAATACCTACCAGCAGGCTGAGGTTGCTGTAACTTGGATTGCAAAAACAAATCCATTGCCTTACGAATTCGATACAGATTCATTCTTAGAGGGGTTATATTTCGAAGTTACTCCAGATGATGGCGCAGCTTGTGTTGTTGTTTCTGCTTTAGATGTTGATGTTATTGTTCCATTTACGGCTGCATTGAACATTACTGGTCTTACATTGGTTTCTGGTGATCCAGTTTGGTCTGTTGAAAATATCAGCGACCCAGCTAAATTACTTATTGATATTGTAACTCCATCTGGTCTTACAACTACTTTAAGTTTGAATCCCGGTACTGGACTTGGAACTGTTACCTTTGATGTAGTTGCCAAGACTGCAACTGGTTGCATCATTGGTTCTTACACTCATTGTGCTACCCTTACTGCCTAATAATTAAATGGAAGAGTTAATCGGGATACTATTAGACCATTTGCTGGATGAAGAAATCCGCAATGGGAAATGTGAATACATTAAAGAAGCTCGTGAAAAAGCCGAGGTACTGGAATATCATTTCGATAATGAGTATCCCGAGGAACTCTTAAGGGTTCAGCATCCATCAGAAGAACTCTGGATGCGAGAATACCGAAAGCGCAGATGGCAAAGCCCATCAAAGGTTTTCACTGGCCGAGTTTACCAGTTCTTGCAGAAGATCCAGCAGGCTGATGACTTTAAAATAAGATGGGAATCTGATTACAAAAAAACTGGTATCGCTGAAAAGGTAGGCAACCAAGTCAATACGCTGGAATACTACGTTAAGAATCTGATGCCATTAGTGCCAGACTTGGAAACGTGGACCTTTAACGTATTCTTGAAGATGTACCTACAAGATGCTAACGCAATTGTAGCTATTCTGCCAAAAATATCAGACTTTATTGAAAATCCAGACCAAGTAACAGAACTGGACTGGACAAAGCCTTACCCTCAGATGTTTGAATCTGAAGATTTAATTTTTGAAAGTGAAAATTGGGTATTAGTTGAGGTTGAAGAGTGGGAAGACCAGAATAAAGTAGAGTGGCAGCAATTCCTTGCCATAACTACGGAAGGATTAGTTTTATTTCGTCAAATAGGGCCGTACAAAGATGCCAATCCGTTTAAAGTATATTTTATTCCATTTCAGTTTCAACACATACCAGTTATTAAGGTTGGTAATGTAATTGATGAAGAAGAAGATGGCCATCTGTTATACGATTCAGTTCTTGAGCCTTGCCTACCAGCTTGGAATGAGGTATTGTATCGGACTGATGATCTTAATGTATTATATGCCGTTCACGCATTGCCTCAGAAGTGGGCATTGAAATTAAGCCCTTGCAAGACCTGCAATGGAACTGGTGAGCGTAGCAATAGCAAGAACGAGAAAGTAGGTTGTGGCGAGTGCAAAGGCTCTGGCAGGGCTTCTACAAGTCCGTTTGGCTTGATGGAGGTAAACATTGACCGCATCTCTGCAATTAATCCTACGCCACTTGTACCGCCAATTCCACCTGCTGGATATATTGAACGGCCTACGGATGCCGTTAAGTTATTCCAAGAAGATATCGTTTATAAGGAGTTTCAAGGCTTCAAGGCTATCGGTCTGGAGATCCTTGGCCAGATACCAGCTAACCAATCTGGAATCGCTAAAGAATTTGACCGCAAAGAATTGAATACCTTTTGCTATTCAGTCTGCGTTCATCTGGCTGCCGTTTATCGCTTGGCTTCCTATCATATACTTTACCAGCGTTATAATTCACTATTTGCCTCGGCTTTACTGACTGAAGAAAAAGTCCAGAATGCGCTGCCATCAATTACAGTTCCGACTGACTTCGATGTCTTGACTTCTGAAATCATTGGCGATATGTTGGCCAAGGCTAGGGCTTCCAACTTTAGCCCGATAATAATCAACGGCATCGAAATGGATTACGTTGAAAAACTATATGGCGAAAACTCACCTCAGAAAATCTATTTGAAGCTATTGGCCGCACTGGACCCATTGCCTTATAAGACCATTGATGAAAAAACGGTATTGCTGAGTTCCAACGGATGCGCCAAAGTTGATTATGTGCTATCGGCTAACCTTGCATCATTTATTATGATACTTTCGGAATCTGACCCAATGTGGTTCAAAAAGGATTTAAAAGACCAGAGGGCCGATGTAATGCAGATGGCAGTTGAAAAAACTGCTCAAATTAATGCTGGTATTGTTCCAATAATGCCAGCAGGTTTATAAGAACAAATCTGGATCAATAGATAGATGCCTTTCAGTCAATAGTGGTGTAATCATTGGCAGGAAGGCATTTTCTTGCGTTTTAGAGCCACCATTGCAATCAAATTTGGTTGTAGTAGTTTTTACTTCATAATTTAAAAGCTGATCGCCATATTCATCTGTTACTTTCCAGATTAAAAGCAATTCATCTTGGAGCAAGTAGCTAATCACGAAGTAAGGGCATCCAAAAACCTTAGAATAGGTTTTGTTTTTCTCCATTTTAGTATTACAGATTAATAACCCACCGTTTTTTGAAAGGTATTCGATTGTAACTGGGTTGATGCCTGCCAGTTCTCGGCATTTGATTTCTCCTATCCCACATAATAGATTCCCTTTATCTGATGACTTGCTAAGTAGAATATCAAATGGTGCTGATTCGCTAGTGGTTTCCATTACTCCATACCCTTTGGAAATAAAGTATCTCTGGATGGCTCTTTGATATTTAATGAACTTATTTTTTCTTGGTGTATTTGAAGCTGAAAGCATACTTTAAAATTAGCACGAAAATTACAAATATCACTAAAATGACAAAAATCCGTTACTTTTGGGAATGCCATCAGAAAAGGAACTCAAAGTCATTCGCAAGATTCAAGACCTGCAAACTTCAATGGAGGCAGGAATGGATAAGGCTCTTCCGAAAGTATTCAGCGAACTATCAAATAAGGTCATTGATATAACGAACCAGCTAAGTCTTGACCCTAAAGACCGGGTTAAGACCTTGCGAGAAATGATAAAGTTGAAGCAGGAAATTGCTGATACCATAGTAAACAATCCGACATACCAAAATGAAGTTGCCAAAATTACGGATGGATTTAACGAACTAGCTGACCTTTCAAACGAATATATAGGATTAATACTCGATTCGCCATTCGTGCCAAAGAAAGCCTTATATGAAGCCTTGCTGGCTGCAAATATCGATGTAACTACTTCCAATTTATTAGGTGCTGGCATTCGGGATAACTTCGGCAATGCGATTACAGAAGTCCTAAAGGCCAATGTATCTGGAGTAGGTAGCCGGACAGAACTCCAGAAGACTTTAGCCAAGTTTATCAAAGGAACACCAGAGGAGTTGCCATTTCTTCAGCGATATATTAAGCAAGCTACCAATGATGCTGTGATGGGCTTTAATCGAGAATATATCCAGACTATATCGGATGATTTAGGCTTTAATTATTACCGCTACCAAGGCACAGTAATTGAAGATTCAAGACCGTTTTGCAAAGCTCGGACTGGTCGAGTATATACCAAAGAAGAAGTCCAAAAATGGGCATCGCTTGGTAACTGGGATGGCCGTATGGCTGGCACTAACTCTGTAACAATCTTTACGAATGCTGGTGGTTATAACTGCCGACATACGATTTTCCCAATTACCGATGCAGCGTATGAAGTTGCAAAAAAAGAAGGTAAGGCTGGAATGCGTTAATTAATTCGATAGTCTTGAATCTCTTTATTAACCTCCTCCCAGAATGCCGTGAGGCCATTACAGTTGTGGCCTCGTGAGTAATTCAGTATTTCTTCAATGGCTATCTTGGCGCACATCTTTGCCGAATCTATGGCTCTGGTGTGGTCATCTTCTTTGGAATATTTACAGAATCGGATTATTAATTCTTCGGCTTTTTCCTTGGTTATTTTCATAATCAATACCCTTTACCGTGCAATTTTTCTCTTGTTGTATTGTATGCAACCTTATGACTGATATGGGCTTCCAGATCAATTCCTAATCCTGCTGACATATCCAGAAGTCTAATGATAGCATCGGAAATCTCGTCTTCGAATTTGTCTTTAAGCGTAGATTTGAAATCGCCAGTGCGCCCATATTCCAACCAATCTGCATCAGTTGTCATCAACCCTTTCCGGTGGGCTTCCATTGCTTCGCCCAGTTCTGACACCACCAGCATCAGCATTTCACCCACGTTCCTTTTCTTATCCCAGAAACCTTTTTCTTTGTTGTTCTGAAATATAATCTGTGCTGATTCGTTAAGGCCAGCTACCAATTCAATTTTTTCCATTGTTTTTATTATAATTTTCATTGTAATACTCTTCGCCATTAAGAAATTCACCCCATTGGTTTACTGAAAAATCATCAATTGCTGATACAATCTGGTCCTTTTCCATTTCTAATGCATTTTCAAATAAATCCAAAAAATATGGCCCAATTCCGCTGCTTAATTTCTTATCTATGGCTTCTTTCAGCCACTCAACTGCTGTTTGTTTTTTCATTTTTATAAAATCATTATTGAATCAACTGCAATTCTACCGTAGGATAGCAGGTCAATTTTGTTCTTGAACCTTTTGTTCATCGTATCTTCTACCTTCCAGCATCCACGTAGATGCTCTGGCTGATGGATATAGATTTCCGAATGATACGGATATTTTTTCAGCAAATCTCTGGATACTGCCAGAATGCGGATCTGCTTTTTTTTCAACTTCTTTAAGTCGATATGGTATCCAGTTGCAGTTTCCAGCGGACTGGCATCGCACTGGCCCTCTAATGGCTGATAATACGTTGCCTTGATTGTCTTATAGACCGCTGGGATCGGAAAGTGTGTAGCCATTCTGTATGGCCTATGCACCTCGAAGTATATAGTGCAGAGTATGGCGCAGAGTATGAATGCGAAGATGTTACGTTTCATAGTGTTGTTTGTTATTACGCAATATTGCGTATGTGGAATAGTTATACGCATTCTAAAGAAAGTTCTTTTTCACGCTTCTGCATCCATTCAAACAATATAGAACGCATTAAATCGCTCTGCTTCTGCTCTCTTGGCTTTAGGTCGTAAAACTTGTCCATCTGATCTCTCGTAAGAACAAATGCCAAAATAGAATCTTTACGCTGCGAAGGGCAATTAAGTATCTTAGGCATTTCTCGGTTCTAACTGTGCAGGTGAAAAAATATGCAGCATTCCATTGCCTTCCAGTTCTGCAACTATTCGCAATTCTCCACTGGTGTTATGGAATATCGCAACGATAATACCATCAAATGCGTAGCCCTTAGGCTTCCTTACTTTATCTCCGATTTTAAGCATTTTCATTTCTTTGGTTCAAAGTTATTACCTACCATTCATTTTATGCCAATTCCTATGGCAAGATCCACACAAGGTAATCCCATTATTTACGTCTAATCTTAATTCTGGATTATCTTTATAAGCCTTAATATGATGAGCGTGCAAATCATATATACTTTTACATTCCATACATTTTTGATCCCTTTCTTTAACCATTGCAGCCCAAGCCTGATTTAAAAAACCACTTTTTCTTTTGCTTGTTTTTGGCGTAATAGATTTTCTTTGAATCTGTTTTAAAACAACAGTTTTAGGTCGTTTTTTAATATTTTGGGTTCCTAAAATTTCTAAAACTAACCATTCTAATAAATCTGAAACTGACATATATGGTTCATCAAATGGGCAATAATAAAAATATACTATTTCATTTTCATCAAGAAATATATCATTTTCTTCTAAAATTTCATCTACCCAAACTCCACTATCAATATTAAGCAAATGAGAATACTTCGATAAAACCGCACAAGCATAAAATTCTCCTTGTACATCTAAATCCTCAATTGTAATCAACCAGTCTTTAAATTCATACTGTTCAAAAGTTTTAGATGTATAGCTTTTTCCTTTATTTACAAGTATCATTTTTCTTTGGTTCAAAGTTGTTAATATATTCAATGAACTGCTCACGTTCATCTGTTTCCATATCGAACAGATCCCAGACCAGTCCAACTATTGATGAGTTCACCTCGTCTTCATTCTCGGCATTCTCTGGGCCTAATTGCCGATGCAAGGCTTTTTCGAACTGCTGGCAGTCATTAAGAATCCGATTGAAGTACATCTTCATATCATTGCGCATAACCTTGCCAGAGCGTTGTATGACTTCCGCAGTGATTACAGTTCCTTTGACAAAGCAACTGAACTTACTAAAATCATTTTGCTTAGAATCCATTTTCTTCATTTCTCAGTTTTCGAAAGTTAAATATTGCTAAATGCTCCGGATGCAAGGCAACAAATAAGCGAGCATAATAAGATTGAAAGGCGTCGTTAATCTTGTAGGATTCATCCGTTGTGTCAAGGTAGATATTCCATCGGATCCAGTTAATAATCAGCTTTGCGCTGATTTTCTTGCGACCTTTTGCAATCGCTTCGAGTGTTTGATTTTCAAACTGCTTATAAACCTCTGGATTCTTTTTGTGGAAGTCCTCAAAGGCTTGTAAAATCGTTTTGCCGTGAGTTAGTCGGTAGTTCATAGCGATTCGATAAATGAGGCCAGACAAACGAGTAAAAACAATGTAGCGAATGCCTTAACAGCCATCCAATTTTCATTGGGTAATTTTTCTTGGTAATTCATAAGTTTGAAATAAGGAGGGTTTCCCCTCCATTTTAGTTTTAAATTTGAGATCTAAGGTATGCTTGTCCGTAATCTTCTTCAAGGCTTAACTCGTATTCCATTTTGTTTCTTTGATCAGCTAATAAAGAAATCATATTTACTAATGATTCTTCTCTTTCAGATTTTATATTATCCCAATCATTAGTGTAATACAGTGAATCAATTTGAGATTGCAAATTGTCAATGATTAATTGAAGAGTTGCTTTGTTTTCGTATGTCGTTTTCATTTGTTGTTATTGTTTGATGGGTCAAATATAATAGCTTTTATTTTAACTGCAAAATATTAATCAAAAAAAGATGAAATATTTTTTCGCCTATTCTAAACCAATATAATCGGATTTAAATAAATTCAAAAAAGTATGACAAAAATCATACATCCTATTACCTTTGATTTATGTTGTTACAGCACTTTAAGATTTCCGAGTTTGATAGCCCAGACGTGCCAAACTCTGGCAATAGAATGCAGCATGCATTTCTTATTGCCTTAGATAAGGCTAGAGGCATTGCTGGAGTTCCTTTCAAGATCAACTCTGGATTCCGAACCGAGGCGCATAATAAGAAAGTAAAAGGTGTTGCTGGTTCAAGTCATACATCTGGCTGGGCCGTAGATATTCATTGCGTAGAGCCAAGGAATAGAATGTTAATCGTGGCAGCGTTAAAGGCTGCCGGTATCAATCGGATTGGAATCAATAAAACCTTTATTCATTGCGATTCTGATCCGACAAAAGAAAAAGATGTTATCTGGTTATATTAATGACACTAAAACATTTCGCAGCCCAAATCATTGCCGATGTACCAGCCTATGCAACCATCGCTTGGCTAAAGTTTGCAACCGTAATGAATACACCAGATTTTCCATTTTGGGAACAATTCTTATTCGATCACGGATGGCTAATACTACTCACGATGCGATTGGCAAACGCATATTATGAATGGAAAAACAACAAAGCAATAGAACAAGCGCAGGAAGTAAATCCCAATAAACGGCCTTACCATCGCAAGACTTGGATTGAAAAAACTCTCATAATTCTTAAAAAAATATTCATAAAATGAAGTACCTACAAATCGCATTTTTCGTTCTAGTATCTGCTTTAACCATTTTTTCTTGGCTATCAATATCCGAGATCAAACAAAGCAGCCAAAAGCATTTCGCTCAATTAGATTCATCTAATGTTATGCTGACTGGTTATATGATTGAATTGTCATTAAAAACTGATACGCTAAAGCATAACGAGCAGATCTTAACCAAATCAATCTTATATCTTGATTCGTGTCAGCAAACGAAAGCAACCAAAGCGGACAGAGCAGAGCGCAGGGGTCGGTTTCTGGGCGGTCTATTGAAGACAATATTTCCAGCCCTCTGAACACTTACACCAAAAGAATGCAAGTATTTGCATTCACCTCAGTAACGGTCATTCTAACTGGCCTGCTGATTGGTGTATTTGCCTTGTATCGGTCTGAAAAGGTCCAGTCCTCAGATACGATATTAATGTTTATCTTGGCGCAAGTGCTGGGTGTCTGGGTTGGACTAACCAACAAGATATTCCGAATTATGCCATCACCAGATAAGCCACCGAATTAGTCATTTTTCTTTTCTAATTAATTTTGACCTCATTACGTTTTTTAAGTGTAATGAGGTTTTTTTTTAACTTCGCAAAAAAATAACTATGAACTGCTTAACTGACTTTGTGGGATTAAGAGGTTGCACGGCCACCAATCCACTTTCTGGACTTTATATCAATGACTTTCCCGGTATGCAAACCGAACTGCTGGAGAAGATCAGCACTCCAGAACAAGCCAGTTATGTCGGTTTCTGGGATAGCACGCAGGCAGTTGCTTATTCACGAATCAAAAGAGATGTTCAGCAGGCTTTGTTCCAATATGCCGAAGCCAGACTAGACCAAGTCTTATTTCAGACTTCTAAGGCATTCGTACAGCAATGGCAACAGATAGTACCACTTCCGGCATCCGAGCAGCTTAGAGGTGTGTTTGTGTCGGTTTCTGGCTCAAAATATCTTGGAATGCGAATCAAACAAGTATATGTATTCAATGCTGGTGTAGATTCTGTTGAAGATGTGGCCATCAGTATTTTCCAGTGCCAAGATGGTCGGGTTCTTTGGACTGATACTTTTACGATCAATCCCGGTATGAATTACATTCCAGTCAATGAGGTTTTCTTTTCGGATTTTGATAAAATCAATATGATGGTCGCAGTTGATTGTACCGAACTCGATACCTTATCTGGTTCGTTTGTCGATTACGGGTGGAATCAAATGGACATCGAATGCGCTACCAGATTCAGCTACGTATGGCGCAATGGATGGAATATATTTCCAGTTACAGCACCGCTAAATTACGGACTTGGAAGCGACTGGATACAAGATTCAAGTCAATCTGGTGTGTATATAGATGCCGAATTGCTTTGCTCGCTGGATTCGTTTATATGCGGTCAGCGTGAGTTTCTTGCTGATGCGTGGGCCAACCTGCTATGCTATCAGACTTTATGGGCCAAGGTAGCCAGTCCAAGGGCCAACTACTTCAGCCAAGGCAATCGAGAGTTCACAGAACGTGCAATGGCTACGTTTCTTGAAGAATACACAACTTCACTATCAATCTGGGCAAGGCAGTTGAACCTACGAGGCGAAGGCTTGTGTTTCAATTGTGAAGATGCCAGCATTATAAGCCAAGGTTTTAGTAGGCCATAAAAAAAAGCCCTCCGAATATCAGAGGGCATTTTTAACACCTAATTTTACCAATTCGAAATCTATGAGCATTTGAGTTGCTTAAGGTCTACTGTTATGGTGTCAAGATAGTACCCATATCGGCAGACCTTTACTTTGTTGTTGGGCAAAAATTCCAAGATAATAACCTTAGAATCATCAGATATTACCTTCCCAGTTCCACGCTCCATTAGTGGTTCAATCGGCTGGCATATCTGGTACAATTTCATTTGAACAAATATTGAGAAAATCTCAATAAAATCAAATAAATCAATGATGCGATTATTATGGCAGAAACTATCATTGTGATTTTATCTGCCCAGTATTTTCTACTCTTTTTCATCTGGTGCAATTAAATAAAGATTATCAATCAAAGTTAATAATGTTCCAGCACGAAAAATACTAACTTTTTTTCCGTTAAATCCGATCAGTAATTTATTAAAATAATCTTCTGAATCAATCTGATAAGTGAAGTTAAGACTAATTTTATAATCAGCTTGATAGCTCATATAAGTAAGCGCATAAAGCGTTTCTCCAAGCGATTCATACTTTACTAGCACAACATCTCCACCAATTGAATATACCAGCTTCTGGATGTCTTCCAGTGAGTTTATTCTGTGGGATACATAGACCGATGAAGTCTTAACTTCTCCGTTGATTCTGATATAAGCGTTGTTCATTGTTTTAATTGTTTATTTTTGAAAGCCCAAATTAAGTACATATTATTTTAATTGCAAAATAAAACTGCAAAAAGAGTAAATTATTTTTTAAAGTATGCCTCAATTCACAAGCACTCACCAGTTTATGCTGGCGCAATTAGCCAACCTTAAAGACCTTACTAATGTCAATAAGGTATTGCGAAAGGCTGCGATTGAATCAGCAGATGCCGTTCAGTCCAGAATCCAGCAGAAAGGATTAAAGTCAAATGATAGTCCAATTGGTAAATATTCAAATAAAAACTATCAATCTGCATTTGGAAAAGCTGAAGCATTTGGAAGTAAAAAACGATTGAAAAAAGTAACTGGAAATGAGGGCTACAAAGAACTGAGGCAAAAATTAGGACTTCAAACCAATTACATTGATTTTACATTTTCGGGCGATATGTGGAAATCTTGGAAGGTAATCCCAATTGATGATACTTCTCTGGGTGTAGCATTTACGGCATCTGAACAAGGCGATATTGCAGGCTATTTAGAGTCCAGATTTGGCGATTGCTTTATTCTTTCGGAACAAGAGTTCAAACAAGTAATGCAAACAATTAATATTGAAATATTAAAGATCATTAATAAATGAAAACTACTGTTAAATCGGCATTACAAGCGTTCTGCCAATCTACTTCTGAAAACTATGGCTTAGAGTTGTTAAATTATGGCGAAGCCGTAGAATCGCTAATACCAAACCAAGCTGGCAACTATGTTACACTTAATGGCAGCAACTTCTGCGCAGTTGATGACAATTTCAGATTGGTCTTTTTTGTGGTTCGTGAATCCAGCAAACCAACCGATCAAAAAGGCGGTGGGATGAATCGAATTTTGAGCCGTGAGGTTTCCTTTACGCTGGCTGCTAATTCCACCAATCCAGAAGATGAATATATCATATCGAGCCTACTTAATCGTACAACTGGAATAAGTTACGATGGAAGTTCTCACGATTCCAAGACCATCGCCAGAAATTACTTTGGCCTTGAAGAAAGACAGTTTGAAACCTCATTTTTCACCTGCTCATTTACGGCTCTGGAAACTATTACTTGTTTGCCTTGCTAACTAATTTGAAAATGCAAATTTACAACTACATTTGCAGTAATACTTTTTTTTAATAGCAAAAAATATGAATGACGGATTAGATTACATTCGAGAAGCAATTGCCAGTAAAGGCAAAAATGCGCAGGTCGAGGTGGTACGATGGGAAAAAGATATGAAAAGCGGATATTACAACCATCCCTTTACTGTCTTGATGCCAGCACAGCACGCACTTAATGAATTATTAGTGCCATATAATAAGCGTTCAAGAAATTGGAAAATGATACGCCCTCTGGGTGTTGCCGTAGATGGTACTGTTCTTCAAAAAATTGATACCAATTCGCTATCAGATCCGCAATTAATTGAGCGATTAAGGGCCGACATCGAGAAGTCAGTACGTGAGCAAATCCAAGCTGAACTTTCTGCTAAGGCTATGGCAGAAGTTGCCGAAAAGCCAAAAAAATCAAAGAAGACTGAAGAAATTGAAATGCCAGATTCACTATTAGACCAAGTACAATAATGAACCTTAAAGAATTTTTATTAACCCAAGCAAAAAAGGCTGGTGTTTCAGAGGATCCAGAATTTAACCTTCTCATTTCGGCATCTGTATTAAATGAAATGGAAGTACCGGAGGCGGTGGTTTCTAAGTTCAATTCTAATCTATTTGATTCTGAACTGGCCAAGACTAATCTTGACCTTAAAAACCATTTCATCCGGAACTATATGATGGGTTATGATGAAGAGATAATCAAGATGGCAAAGGATTATGGCTTACCTCTGGAGGTGGTTGATGAATTGAAATCAACAAAAAACTCTGGCGATAAGGTAAAATTGGCCTTCAAGCATCTTAAAGACTTGGAAGAACAAGCTAAAAAATCATCATCTAAGGGCCAGTCTGAAGAATATCTGAAAAAGATTTCCGAAGCCCAGACCAAATTGGATGAAACAATAGCTAGAACCGAGGCCGAAAAGAAATCCATCGAGCATAAATTCGTAAGCAAGATGCAAGGCCTATGGGAACAAGCCCAATTGTCTGGGATTCAGTGGAATGATGCTATCCCAGAGGCTGCCAGAGTTCCAGCCTATAAGTCTGTTCTGGATGCCAAACTGCAATCGCTTGGCGGTAAAGTAGTTTTTGATGCCGAAAATAACTCGGCTCGGCTTGTTAATATGCAAGATGAAACGCTGCCTTTAGTGGTTTCTGGTAAAGAATTTGGATATAAAGATCTTTCTGCATTAGTTTTGCAGGAGAATAAATTATTGAAAGAGGCGGGTAATGGTGGCTCCAACCCAAGTTTTTCTGGTACGCCCTCAAGTTTCGGTGGTTCACAAACTACCAGTACACCCTTACCCAGTTATATAACTGGTGCATTGGCTGACATCGGCAAGACCGCTGCCAAGTCAATTACAAACTTCTCTCAATAATGGCTTTAAATATTTGCCCAGCGATTCTTACATCGCTATCTGATAACTTAATTAATAACCCTGCGAACATCAATGTTTTCGGTGGTACACTTGCTGCTCTTCACGATCCATCTAATATGGTACCGGGCCAAATCATCCGCCAAGCGAATGACGATGGAACTGGTCATAAAAAAGAGGTGCGAGTTGTTTACAAGAATCGTTTGACTTCTACTGATATTCAAGATTCATTTGATTGCTCAGTAGGGCCAGAGATGCCTTACGTTGAAGATTCTTTCGAGGTAACAAAATATAAAGGCATCAACTTCTCAATGACAGAGGCTGCATTGCGTTCTTATTGCGCTGCTTATTCTGAATTGGTTGTTTTGACTGGTGCTAATGATCCGGGTCAAATCGTTGCTCGTGCCAATCAATTAGGTGCTGCCCAAGGTGCATTGTCAGTAGTTCGTGAACTATTTGGTGATTTCTCTTTGGCTTCCAATGCCTTGATTCAAGCCGTAAATAGTCAATTGATTTCTTCAATCTCTGGTGGTCGTGGTACTATCGTTGGCGGAACAACTGCTGAAGTAGTTTACCAAGTGCAGAATGCTGATGGAAGCATCAATGCGAACGGATTGTTCGATATGAAGCAAGACTATATGAAGACTGGCCTAATGGGTGCGCCAATCATTGTAGGAGGTGCTGGCCCATTGCAGTCAATCTGGATGAACGATAGCCGTTTCTTCGGACAAGCTGCTAATGGCATAAACTTTAGCGCAGTTCGTGATAACACTGGAATCGCTCAGTTCTATTATGATCAAAATGTAGTTACTCCATTGGGTGCTGAATCTAATGGTCTTGTAATCGCCCCGGGTTCTGCTATTTATACTCCGTTCCTGCAATACACTGGCAACTTTGGCCGTATCGGTGTTACTGATCGTTTCACAATGCCTTTGCCATCATTGCCACAAGTTAAGTGCGATGTTCGAATTGCTCCAGTTGAGTGCGGTGACTATGGAGATGCTTATTCTGTTTGGATGGAAATGTACTTTGATGTATATACTGCTCCTACTGCAATGTTTGAAGCACCAGACAAATTAGCTGGTGTCAATGGTATCTACTTGGCTAAGTTCACACAAGGTGTATAGTTTTTAAACTATTGTTAAAAAAAGAGGGAGGCCAAAAGCCTCCCTTTTTTATTTTTATTTCACAAAACAATAAAACATAACAACTTTTTACAATCTCAAATTTTTAAAAACTGATTACAAGACCAGTTTTTGATTCTTTTCTCGCTGGGAATATCTGTACCAGTTCTCCAGTTTCTTCGTTCAATACAACAGTTGGAAATTTAAGCGACTTTAAAAAAGTCTGCCGAT